GTACTGCATACAAAGTTGTAGCTGTGGTAGCTGTTAAATCTTTTTTAGCGTTTAAATATATATTTGCCATGTTATCCTAATCCAAACCAAGTGTATCGTTCTGAATCTTCTTTTAATTGTGTTAAAAATGTAGAGTTTAATTGTTCAACAATAGAAGTTAATGATCTATTTATTTGTCTTTGGTTATCCTCACTATATTCTTTTTTAGGTTCAGGTAATCTTACTACAACTCTTGTCATTATCTTTTCCCATCTGGTTGTAAATCAATTAAGAATGTTCCAAATCTCCATTTTTCTCCAGCCCCAGTATTTTCTATTTTTAAACTTGCGTATCTTCCTCTTCCTCTAGTATCTTCTTTAGTTGTAGAAGATGTAATCGTAAAAGGACTTAAGGTACTATCTTCAATACTTGAAGAAGGGTAGTCTTTTAGACCTATTGTAATATCTATTTCACCTGTCAATGTTTTAAAATCTGGTACAAATCTTCTCATGGCTAAAAATGTTTCTGGTTGTTCTTGTTGTAAAGCAATATCATAAGATTGTAAAGTTGAAGTTAAAGTTGTAGTTGAACCATCCGGGTTAATCTGATCGGTTCCTACTTCGTGTTCAAATAATGTAGTTTGTCCTAAACCATCTTGTCCTATTATTGCAGGAAACGTACCATTATTTGAAGATTTATAACTAGAAGCATAAGGTTTTGGATAAATTAAAGAATCAATCCAAGCTGTTCTAATTGAATTAGTGTTAACTCCTGTGTACCAATTACCCATTGGAACTCTTTGAGACTCACCATAATTAAATATAACATATCTATTATTAAAATTTTGATTTGCAGTGGGATAATACCAAACAACTTCTGTATATAAATTGTTTATCCCTGCACAAATTTGTTGACCTTTAGTAGTATCAGCATCACCAAATACATAGTCTTCAACAGAACAAGCTAACGAATTAACTGTACCATCAAAAGAAAAGAAACCATTGTTAGACATCCAATAAGCAACACCATCTATTTCAATAGCTGCGTTCTTACCAATCAATCCACAGTTAGTACCCACTTGCTCAAATCCAAATGTAAAAGGTGCCCCTACAAATTTCATTGTATATAATGCGTTGTCTGTCCAAACTAAAATATTTTCTTTAGCAACAATACTTCCTACAATTTTAGTACCATCTTGTAGTCTTTGTGAGCCAGCACTGTTAGTTGCTTTGATTGTATAAAAATTAATATCTTCTTGATCAGAAAATCTTACAAACATATCATCTTGAGATGTAGGATCTCCTATATCAGTCTCTGTACCAAAATGAATTAAGTGTCTAGTTGTAGGAGAAATTAAAGTCATACGAGTTGCTGTAGGATTGCTTGCAGTTGAAAAACCTGAAGTACCCGTTGATGCTCTAGTAGTAAATTTTGCAGCAATACCTGGATTCCATGTAAATGTTTTACCATTAGCAATAGTTGCAACTAAGACTTGACCAAAGTTACTTAAAGACCAAAGACCTGGCTCTAAAGTTATTGTGGATGCTTCAACCGCTGAACCCCAACCTGTCCAATCTGTTGCATTTGTAACTGTAGTCCCTGTTGCCGTTGAACCAGAAGCCGTTGTTCCTAATTGTGATCTAGTACATCCGGTTAAACTATTATTTCCTGCTCCACCTTTACCCGTGTAAGTAACTAGTTCAGAAGTTGTTGCATAATTACCTGACGAAAAATTACCTATTAAAACAGTCCCTGCCGTAGGAAAAGTACTCGCACTTGTTAATACTATTGTTGTATCACTATCTGCAACAGCACCATTTAAAGTTGTAGTTGCAGAACCCGAAACTGTTCCTCCAAATTGACCAACACCAAAACCATAACCATAAGTTTGCGCTGCCGGACCTACTGTTTCATAAGGTATAACAGAAATACTTCCTCCTGTAGATACGGTACCTGTAGCATTAGCAGTTTGTGTAATGGTAAAAGTTGTAGTGCTTGTAACTGAAGTTACTTGAAATAATTTATCGTCAAAAACATTTGCATTATATCCTGTACCACCGGGTAAAGTAACACTAGCAAATAAAACAATATCTCCTGGCGATAATAAATGTGCGCTTGCTGTAGTTATAGTACAGATTGGAGAAGCGTTAACAGTAGCAATAGTAGAAGAAGCTAAACCTGATTTTACAGGGGTAACATCAAATAACTGTCCTTCAAAATATATAAGTAAAAATTTATCAGTACCGATTGCAACGTAACGGTTACCTTCTAAATCAACAAATGAATGCATTTTTCTAGAAACTCCCACAATCGTGTCTAAAGTAAGTGAAGCCCAACCTCCTACTTTTTCTGGAAGTCCATATCTAAATCTTGTGTTGTCTGAATCTACCCAACGTCCAACTGCACCAACAGCTGTATCTTGTTTGTTTACACCGGGTAAAAATTTAATGGAAGTAAGAGCCATGATCCGTGCTCCTATGCTGTGTTCGTTTTATACGCCCAGCCTCTTGTAGAGTCTACAAAAACCAAAGTAATAGCTTGACTATTAGTAGATAGTACCAAATTATTAGTACCCGTATTAATAGGTTTACCGTTTCTGTTTATTGTCAAATTGTTAGAGCCAAAAGTTCCTCTTGCATCTATAATAACTATTTCATCACCAACAACTGGAGCCGCTGGTAAAGTAACTGTAACAGTTGTTTGAGTTGTATCTATTAAAAGTTGATCTCCTGCAACTGCAGTATAAGCTGTGATTGCAGATGATGTAATTGTAAAATAACCTTTTTCAGTAATAGCTTTAGTTGTGTTTGTACCGTCTGATTTAACTAACATTACAGCACCAATTGGAACTGGTATAGCTGTTCCACTAGCTGTTTTAACACTTAAAGTTTTTGTTGTGTTTCTATTTGTTGCATCTTCAATAATAAAAATTCTTTCAGCACCTGCAGGCATAGTCAAAGTTCTATTAGCTGCTAGTGTTCCTGTTAATTTAAAGTATAAATTTTTACCATTAGATACTGCACCATCTGTTAACGCTAATGTAACGTCAGCTCCTGCCATATCCACAACAATATAACCCGATGCAGCTTGTTGTAAAATTTCTAAATTACTATTAGTAACTGTTCCCCAAAGACCAGCTTTTTCACCAGTTGTAATAATTTCTAATTTTAAATCGCTTGAATAACTTGATGCCATAATTTCCTTAACTTGGGTCTACTGGTGTCCAAACCATAGTAGCTCCAGGTATAATATCGTTCCATGTTATAACGTTAGGGTCCTCTGTAGATAATGTTAATTGTGATCCCGTTGGATTTACTAACGCTGTTCCTGTTACTGTAACAGTTCCTGTTGAAAGTGTCAATGTGTTTCCAGTAACAGAAGTATTAGCATCTGCTTTAACTACTACTGTTCCTATACTTAATGAGGTTGCATTACCTGTAACAGTAAGATTAGCATCGGCTGTGATTGTAATAGTTCCTGTTCCTAAAGTTAATCTATTTGGATCAGGAATCTCTACAATAGAATCAGCTGTGATACCTACACTACCTATACTAATAGATAAAGTATTACCGGTTACTTGAATGTTTACGTTGTTATCGTCATCAACCGTTGAGAACGGTCTTTCGGCAAATGAAGCAAATCCGAAGAGCATGGTCTATGCTCCTGATTTTGGATATTTAGTTTTAGTAGCTGTTCGTTTAGCTTGTAATTCTGTAAGTGTATCACCACCATCTAATAATGCATGAATACAATCGTCTATTGATGGATATTCTATTTGTCTGTTTCTTTTCCATTCTTCAGCATCATAGTCTGCTTGTACCTCTACCATTTTAGCTTCTATGTCAGCTTTAGGAATAGGTGTTGTTCCATTGTGCCATTCTATTTTATAATCTTGTAAATTTGTACCTTTTACAGCAACATCTGCATTTGAATTTATAGATTTTATTGCATTATATATTTTTAACATTGATGTCATTATCCAGCTATCTCCATTAATGTAATACTATGTTTTGGGTTACTATCTCCTGTTTGTGCATAAACATCTCCATTACCTTTCATTTGAACTTTATAAGTAGTAGCTGATGTTGATGATGGAGAATCTAAATATGTTACTGAACAACCTCCAACTTTATTAGTGTCAGTTGTATCTGTATCTGCACCTCTTTGTTCAAAATTTGCTACAATATCAGTTGATCCTCTTAATAATTTTAATACTAC